AATTAAAAAAGATGCCTAACACGTTGTATAATTAATTTTTAATTTTTTCCCAACGCTCAAAGAAAAACTCAATCGGCTTATTGTCCTCAACTATCATACTATAATCAAGTGCCATTCTATAATTAGAGCTATCCCTTTTAAGCCGTATAAGCTGTTGTTGTATCTCGTTCCTAAAGGTTTCAATAGTAAATGTACTTTTCCGTCTATTGCACCTTACACAACTTGGGTTAAAGTTTTCTATTTCGTGTTTGCCTTTAGTCACTTTCCACTTTTTACATTCTTCTTCAGTTCCATTATGCCAATGCGCTTCTATATGGTCAACCTGCAACTGCTTATACTCTAATTCAGTTCCACAATAAGCACAACGTTTATCGTACTTATTCCAAACTTGTTCTCTTATTTCCTTTTTTATATATGCCATCGCTAAAAATTAAAATCTAATCATACAACCATACGTTATAAACAACCTTGCTTACAACTTCTTTCCACAATAAAAACACTTCCCGTCACCTTGTTCAATCTCACCTAATGTATTACCGCATTCGCAAGGCAGATTTATAACATTTTGTATAGATAATGTGTTTTCGCTCATCTCAACTACCTTGTTATCCTCGGTGGTTGGTTGATTTATTTCACCTACTATTTCCTCCTGTAATGCGATTAGCAAATCAAATCCATCATCAAAAGATAATTTATCCCTCCATTTCCACTTTCTCAATCCTCTATTTATTGAGTCTAATAATATTGTTTCATTATCACCTTGCTTGACTTCCTGCTCTTGTTCTCTCATTTCCTCCGCTGTTTGAAATGGTCCATCCTGCCATTGTTCGTTAAATTCGCCTGCTGTTTTCATATCCGCTAAGTCAGTTTTAACCTTGCTTTCCTGTTGTGAATCGATACTTTCTCTACTCTTTTGCATGATGTTTAAATTAAAGGGGGCGTTCAATTTTGATAATATTGAACTGTTAATAATACCCCCTTATTTAGTGTTTAGCCGTTTCCGTTTCCGCTGCCGTTTCCGCTGCCGTAGCCGTAGCCGCTGCCGTAGCCGTTGCCGTAGCCGCTGCCGTAGCCGTTGCCGTCGCCGTTGCCGTAGCCGCTGCCGTAGCCGCTGCCGTAGCCGTTGCCGTAGCCGTTGCCGTCGCCGTTGCCGTAGCCGTAGCCGTAGCCGTAGCCGCTGCCGTAGCCGTCGCCGTTGCTGTTGCCGATATTAATACTATCTAATTCTTCCATGGCTCAACATTTTGAATTGATTGCCTTGCTGTTTCTGTCATTTCGATAACCTCAATAGATTCAGTTAAGATTAATTGAGTAGTGATAGTCATTCCAAATTTACATTCACTGGGGTTATTTGTACCTTCCATTGATAACTGACTTAATGATGCTGCCCCTGACCATTTCCAGATACGAATAGAGTCTAATAATTTGACTTCTTTTCCGTTTCGTTCTTTCAGATAACCACAATGAACGCCGGCGGAATAAGTACGAACCATTACAAATGGCATCCCGTCACGTGTTTCAGCTATTTCATTAATACTTCCTTTTGGCACGTATGTAGTACCGTCGATTACGATTTCTTGAACTGTTACTTTTTTCATTTTGTTTAATTTATTTATATTCTTTGGTATTGCTGTACAATCTTTCTGTATTGCGCTTAATTAGCTTGTCAATGTCTGGTAACGGCACATCCTTAATTTCAACAGGATGGATGTTACGATTCTTAGGCATAGACCAAATGATTGAAAATTCATCGCTTCCCTGTATTACTTCAACTTTGCGCCACCTCTTTATATCCGGTAACCTGGCTTTTAGTATGTTCTCTAATTGGATAACCTTAGCATTCGTTTCATGATCTAATTCACTCATATAAGTTCTATTTACAAATTCCTCAATTCGATTAAATGCTACTCGTTTACTCGGCCCAAGTTCGAATATAACGTGAATAATATCTTTTAGCTCTGTTATGTGGACGCGTTTCATTCGTCAAAGTCATAAGCTAACCATCCAGAAACTCCGTATTCCTTATGTAACTCTTTAGCCATTTCTTCATAGCTTAGGCTTGAATCAATATTAAAATATACAATCGATTCGTTTTGATCTGATAACGTCACTTCTAATCTTATTGTTTTCATCTATTCCGTTTTGAGATTAAACACGCTGCAAACATCTGCTTATTACTCCCTGACTTATTCAACATCTCATCTATAGGTATCAATAGCAATGGGAGAAGTAATATAGGGACTATTGAGATTGATAGTATTAGTATAGGGATCATGATTGTCGTCTTGCTGAATCTGAACGCATTGAAGGCCCGCCTGTTTTGCTTGGTATAACTTTCTTATTTACGCCCTCATCTATTAGATTTAATTGCTCTTCATCCATCCACCATGCTTCAGGCTTAGTTATTTGACCCTTTTTAATCTTTGGCTGTACTGAATATCTTACACATCCATTTAACCACATGGATGAACATTCAATTATTCCGGATAAACCAGAAACAATGTCTTTTACTTTTTGCCCGTTCTTAAATTTAAATTCAATTTTCATAATTTCTCAAATATTCGTTTATAAAATAATCTCATCTCTGACCATTCACACATCTGTAAAAATTCGATAACCTTTGACGGCTCAAACTTACACGCTGCTAATATGGTTCGTTGCTCTTGTTCGTTCATATCGCTGTATGATTAATTCGTCTAATATTTGCACCAATATCTAAAAGTCTATTTTCAAAGTCTCCAGGAAATGAAGGCTTAAAAGATCCTGACTTTATTAGTATAATATAATATCTCATGTCTTCCCTTTCTTTTCTTAACCAATGAAATTGTACTTTTGTTTTCATGATGTAAATGTAATCTATTCCTTATTAAGAACCTATATTTATAAGCGTTTCTCTAGTACCTTCATAAACTTACTGCAGTCGTCATTATACAAATACCCTGCACCGTAATTGGAATCAATCAGCTCAATACGTTCAGTATTTACAGGCGTGTAATACCATGTATAATATTTTAGCCTCGCCAGGTGCTCCTTATGCTTTGCTATTTCCATTATGGTAAAATTAAATATACAAAGTTACATAATAATAATATAGAGGATGATATAAATGCAAATAAGCACAAATAGTGCATAAATCCAGCGTCATAAAGATCTTCGTATCTCCCATTTATTCTCCTGCATATATATACTATATTCGGTATAATGGTAACTATAGTTAGAGTTATCCAAATTGTTAAAATTATTTTATCCATATCATTTATTTTTAAGTTGTTTAAATTCCTCTCGTGTCATTGATGTTTTACTTACTACCCCGTAATCATTAGGGATAGTCTCTATTGCGTGGTTTGTGACTGACGCTGTGGATGTGTTTTTTATCTTTAGCTTGTTATCAGCAACATCCTTCCTTGCAAATGTTCTAACTGTAGCTACCCAGTCCTTTCTCATTTCGCCCTTTGCCTCACTCCAATCAAATGCAGCATTAAAATAGTGTTTAGGATCAGCTTTTTTTAAGTCATCACTTTTATTAAAAGCGTCACTAATATCTAAAGTTGTTACACCTGAATTTTTCATTAAACATTTTCCAGTTCCTTTTTTAATTACATTTTCATTTTCATTTACATTTTCATTTTCCATATGTGGTTCATATGTAGAAGATGTGTTTATCATATCTTTATTGCCTTTACCCTCTCTATTCTTACGTCTAGAATCGCTATAAGCCTTGCGCTTAGTGATACTATCAGCAACCCACTCTATATGATAACCTCCATTTGTTTCGGTTAGAACAAACATTAACTCATCCACCTCGTCCTCGTTAAGTCGTTTCGTGAAGAATTTTAGTTGCTTTTGTGAAATACATATGTTTCTCATATGTTCACACATGATGCGATCATATGCTACCTGTGAATTTCCGCTTAGAGTTTGTGTGTCTCTAAGGTAATCTCCAGGATAAAATAGAAATGCTGGGTCTTTAGCCATTGTTACCTCCAAAAAATAAAGCCCGTTCAAATATCTGGCTTACCCCCTGGAACGAGGCAGATACTTTACTAAGGCTTAATGTTTTTATGAGTTGTTCCATATTGATATTGTAAGCACCTCAAAGGTACGGTTTTAATCTGACATAAACTAATTAACTTAGTTCCTTTTCGCGTTTTCTTTTGTGTTTTATGTCTAGGTATTTAGAGTAAGCCTCTGACTTAGGCTGTGTTAATCCCAATCCCTTACACCACCAATCATTCCGCAATAATACCTTACACATTCTACGATAAGATGGAACCCAATAAGCGTTCTCTAAAACTAGCGGTGCTTCATCTGGGATACCGTCTTCATATCCTCTCTTTTTCCATCCCTGTACAAAAGTTCTAAAGCGTGAAATATAATGATCTCTAGTTATTTTAGGCATAGTGTTAAATATCAATTTAAAAAATGATTCGTAAGTGTGTCCAGGTGGTTTATTAATCTTATATGATCCAGATATATTACCAGACTCACGAACGTACATAGCTCCAGAATTAACACCGTTTACTCTTACAAGTAATTTATACCAAGTCTTTGGCTCTATGATATGATATAGCCATAAACCCCTTTTTTGATCTGCTCCGTATGGCTGGCATAATCTCTGTTGAGATAAAGGAACGCCGGCTTTATTCATTAGATCATATACTTTATTATGGCACTTATCTTTAAACTTAGCATGATAAACCCAAATATCACGAGTTTTAAAGTCATAAATAGGATAAGCATTATAAGTATTTTTAGTTATCTGAGTTGTATATCTCTTATCTTTGTATGTTCGTTTTTTGATAGTGCAAATAGTTCTAAATCTATTCAATGATTCATCAGCACGAATACCAATAAACCCGATTGCATCACCTTCACTGGCGTACCACTCACCAAATAAAACTACAAACTCCTCAAACTCCATACCATCCTCAAAGAAATCAAAGAAATCTAATTCACTTATGCAATTCTTTGGAAGATCACGAACCCATAAATCTTTTTTCTCTGAATCCCAACACTTCCAGCGCGGTTCAAAATTACTAACTGCATTTGATAGCGATATAGGTAAACATACCCAATATGGTATAATGTTATCTTTGTAAATTTCGTACATTTCTTCAGCATGTGCAATAGTTTCGGTATATTGCGCCTCTAGGTCAATTAATAAAACACCTACTTTCCTATTCCTTTTTATTGCCTCTTCCATTACAATGTGAAGCATAACAGAACTATCCTTCCCACCCGAAAAAGAAACGTATATTTGTTCAAACTCATCGAATACAAATTTCACCCTTTTCTTGGCTTCGGTAAGCACGTCCGACCCTATATATTTTTTAGTTTCCAATGTTTCTGAGATAAATAACAGTTCCTTTAATTGATTTTTTAGTAGCCCTCCCAGTTGACCTGCTCACACATAAAATAGTTTTTTCATTTACCTGCTCTACAACAAATGCCTCCCTATTTATTAACTTTAATGCATGAGTAAATACATCACCATTTTTTAATTCCTCCATTTTAATAGTTTTCATAATATTTGTTTTAATATAAATTAGCTTCTGTTCGTGACTTAATTGATTTAAGAGTAAAAGATCCGTAACCATGTAGAAACATCCAATAGTTAATTACCTCTAAAGCGGTCTCGTCTGCTGCTTTTTGCTGTGGCTTACTTAGTAAATGATAACCGCCTCTAAATTTTGCTGGTATTCCATGAGCAATGCACATTGAGGCTTGTCCTATCCATGCTATCCTGTTCATACTTGGATTAGTTAAATTATGTTCACATGAATTAATCCATTCATCAACAACGCGATAAGCGTTTAATTTAAATAGCTTTAAGTCTGAAAGAAATTCAGAATATTTATTCTGGCAGTCCTCGTGTGTCATTCCTTCGGGTGGATGCTCTTCAAAGAATCCAGCGGGATAGCACTCCCACATTTCCCACCTATGATAAATCCTGGCTATCATCTTCGAAATTTATGTCTGGATCATCATCAAATATCTCACTTACCCATGCCTCGCTAAACTCTTCATTCTCGAACGCCTCAGCAAGTCCGCTGATTTGGCAAAGCCTTAACACCTCATCCTCATCCATTCCAAGTTCTTTTCCAACCCTTGCATCCGACCAATTACGTTTTTTTAGTTCAAGTACAATATCGGACATAGCATTAACGGCGTGTTTTCCCCTCGCTCTGTTATGTCGAATAGTTGAGGCTATACGGTCCCCCTTTCCCTCGTGTTCTTTTCGAATTATTACAGTCGGTAAATAGCCTTTTATACGCTCATTTATTACCTTTGATTCCTTACCCACCCTATGTCTATGAAAGCCATCAATAACCTCCACCTTGTCGTCGTGGGGCCAGGTAACAATTGGTTGAGTAAATCCATCATTGTCAATACTTATTTCAAGTAATTCCATTTCTGGAGGGGCAACTTCATTTGGGTTGTAGTCGTTTGCAACAACATTGTCATTTTTAATCCACTTAACAAAATCAACAGGTTCGTTTTTGAACGGACTTTGATAGTGTATAGACTCTCTAATGTCATTTATAAAATTGATCTTGTCGTTATCATTAAGTCCGCTTAATACATTTCGAATATCAATCTGTATAGAGGCTAGACTTTCTGTATATGGCATAATTTGTTCCATGATTGCAAGTAACGAATAATTAAGTTAAGAATAGTTCTAAATAAGCGTACCAGCACCTCGCCTTTCAACTCCAGCCTTGACAAGTCTACGATAAACTCCACTCTGAGACATTCCGACTACCTCCGCTATTTGCTTCAATGTATTGGTCTCGTAAAGTAGAATTATCTCATCGGTTAACGGGTCCGTTTTCTCATCTACTGATTCCCATGATGTAGGATTCTGTATAGTTAGCTTTTCGGCAAGTCGATTCATTCGATCTTCATCATCGTCTAATATCCAAAGCCTTAATTCTGGCATTGCGTGGATATATGGCTTCTTAGTATGATCGTTTTTAAATTGCTTTACTTTATTCCTATCTTTTCGTGCCCTCGCCTTAGAGTCATCGTATACTGAATAGGTCTTGGCTGTGAAGTCTTTTAGTTTCATCTCGTTTAATTATTAGTTCTAATTCGTTTGCGTTTTTAATCATCCTGTCCAGTATTATGTCGGACTTGACAAGTGTGATTATTATGTTATCTTTCATATGTTGAAAGTACGCTATTAACTATTAAGAAACAATATTGATTAGCCGTTGTGTATCTTATAGTGGCAATCAAAACAAAGTATCTGTAAATTATCAGGATCATCAGTTCCCCCCTTGCTTCGATATATCTTGTGATGTAAATTCATGTTCTCAATATAATCCTGGTAGCCGCAAATTTCACAGGAGACAATGTCACCTTGATATAATCTATGATGTTTCAAGTAATCATTAACATACTTTTTCATTCTATGTTTTGTATTATTATTGAACTTTGATTGTTAGACCAACTTTTTGATATATGAACCTCATGTATTCCTGAATCCTCTTTCATCAATATATCTTGTATCGATTTGAGTATATTATCTAAATCTGGCTTTTGTCTATGAGGCATAAGACACATTTCCTGCCTTTTCTTTGCACTCCAACTTTTAGGCATCTGAATATTAACCGATACTCTTATTTTTTCGCCAAGCGTGAATCCTTGTTGTCTGGCTGCAATAGTCAGCATATCTTTAAACGCCCAGTATTTAGTCGTTGCTGGTCGAACCTTCCATTTATCTGATTGAGTCATTCGTGGCTTTGCTGAAATTTCGCCAGAGTATTTAAGAATCTGATTTTCGGTTTTCTTCTTTGCCATTAGATAAAGTTTATAATTTCATTTTGTATATCCTCATTGCTCAAGTCTAGCCACTTACATACTTCGTCCATCACTCTACTGTAAACCCCCTGAAATTGGATTTCGTCTTTAGACGCGAAGGATATTGATTCAGATTCATACATGGTGCCGGTGGGTGTGATTGTCTCGATAAAAAAGCCGGCCTTCATTTGTAACCATTTACGCATTGAATCGAAGTTGTTAAACGTCTCCTGATTCATATATGCAAGATTCAATAAAGCCATATACTTTTTATGAAACTCGTAATTCCTTTCTTTGACCACATCAAAACGATAAGTAACACCCGAACGTATCTTGGCCATATTGTCCCTGTCACTGTCATGCTCAGGCACTAACTTACCGTTTATAATCTGTGCATAGAATTTCATTAGAATGGAAGTGAGTCGTCTATTGGTGACGTTCCACTGCTTATATTTGCCTCGGCTTTATCAAGTAATGGGTCATTAATCGTGTTTTCTTCTTTCTTATCCCAGTCTTTCCCATTGCCTAAGTAAATAGCTTTTACTCCCGCTTCTCGATCTTCTTTCGATAGCCCTTGTTGAATAGCAAAGTCATTGCCATAATCGTCTTTTTTCTCATTGTCCCAAATGACAATATTAAGATACTTATCCCCATTCTTTCCTGTGAATAGTTTTTCCTTGTCAATTTTGCTTAAATTAATTGAAGCTGTTTTCATAATTACTTTTTTAATGTTATTGTTATTCCTGTTTTACTTGACTTAGTTGGTGGTAGTACCGTAAACACCTCACCCGATTCATCGTCAACGATTGTCATTTCATCCTTAACGGTCTTTAAAAATGTTTGTCTTTCCTTTAGTTCATCATTAGCGAACTTAACTTTACTTTCAATTCTTGCAAGTACCGGATCACAACATAGACTATAGTCATACTTTGTGCCCAACTCACGAACCGATATAGCGTGACCATCGTAATCAAATGACTTAGACTCATACTTACTAGCCTCTTCGATCATAAAGTCGTCTATACCCCCTCTAATGGTCTTTATGGCTAATTCTAACGCCTTCATCGAAGTGGCCACCTTTAGGGGGTTTACGTCTCCACTGTCTATGATGCTATCAATGATATTTTGTGACTGCTCAACGATCTCTGTTTTCGTTGGTGCCGTTCCTGTAAAAATAGTTGGTAGATTGTTCATTCTGATTCAATTATTAATTGTTGTACGTGTTCTTCTGTGATTACATAAGAGTCTTTAATCTTTTGGATTGTTCCACCCCCTTTAAGAAACTCAATAGCTTTGATCCATTTTTCAGATCCAGGTAATATCTTAGTTTTAGTTGGCTTTGCAACATTGCTTTTAGTTTGCTTAGTTGTATCTAGGTCTAAGTTGTTATCTTTAATATCATAAGCCACCTGTAATAGATACCGTTCAGAATAAGTAACTGCGCCACCTAATTGTTGAGCTATGTTAGTGGCCTTAATTACAGGTATGTCTGTTGCTATCTGAAAATCTACCGACTTACCAGATTCTAGGTCTATTACTGAAAGCTTGGCCATTAGACCGTATTCGGTGCGCACAAGATCGAATTTATTAAACAGTCCGAAATCTGGATTGTTAGTCAATTCTGATATTTGCTCAGGAGTAAAGTAATGGTATTCGGAATATGAATTAAAACCCAACTTTTTTAATTTAGATTTCTTAATCTCTTGTCGTGCGGTGTTTAGCTTCTTTATTGCTTCCATTATCGTTTAGTTTAGTGAAGTTTCAAGATTTATGATAGGTATAAGTGAATTATAATCACATAAATTAGTGTAAATAAACTGACCTAATTTGGTTCTGTATGTTCCACTTGAGATAGTTGCAATCTCGACAATGGATTTAGATTTGGTTTTCATAGTGATTCTAGTTCAGAATATAAATTATTAATGTTATCCGTAAGAATATCTTTTATTAATTCTCTAATCTTTTTTACCTCGCTTTTATGTTGTATTGCACTAATTATAAAATGAAATTCTTTTTCGAATCCATCTTCACCACTAATCCTAATTTTACAAAACTCTCCAGTTTTACGAAACACCACTAGTCGTGAATTAGCGTCTTTAAGTTCCTTTACTTTTATTGCTATTTTATTTGCTTCATCTATTTTCATTATTTCTGATTATTTGGTTTCAAAATTAAATTCAATGTCTCAAATATATCCTCAGTAATCTTGAGGCACTTAGTCTTATCCGCTTCCATACCTATATACCCATCCCATTTAAGCTGTATAAGATCAGAGGCGCACGAATCACAGAATACTTTAGAATCTATCTCACATGGGTCAAGTGCCTCATATACGTCTAAATCTTGACCACAACAATTACAATAGATATGATTTGCGTAGTCCTCATGATTCCAGGGGGCAAACTGTGAGTTAAATGTCATGTCGTTCATAATCTTAGTTTTTGATTCAGTGCTAAGTAACGATTAAATTCAATACGATGCAAGTGTTTTGTGTTGTTTAGATTCGTTATACATTAGATTTATCCTGATATTAGTAGTAATACTACTTGTATTGTAAAATAATTATTCTTTTACAGTTCTCTTCTTATAATTGGTCCACAATTCTATCAACTACTCCTGAAACATCTCTCTTTACCTCCTGGTTCATAAATCGCATTACCCTTACATTATGTATATCCTTTAATCTCTGGCTTCTAATTTCATCCTTTTTCTTTCTTTTATTATGACTAGGACCATCCAATTCAACAGCTAACTTAATCTGCCCGAAATAGAAATCAACTACACAAAATGTGGGTTCTATTGCAAAAGGTTGTTGGTGGTTAAATTGAATACCTCTTTTGATAAGTTCGTCTTTTAAGATCCGTTCAGACGTTACGATATTTTTTCTTTGATCTGTTGCTAATTTAACGGCCTTTAAGTAAAGACTATTATTGCCGGAATATGGTTTTATATTACGTTTTCTTTTTTCGGGTTTTCGATCAATAAGTTTTGACCTTTGTTTACTCATGTAGTCTAATTGTTTACAAAGTAGATTCTTTTCATAGTCATCTAAAGGTAAACTATTCTTTACTTTAATCTTTAACTTTTGTAAGTCTATCATAATGTTAAATGTTATTTGTCAAGCTAAGAAACAGGAGGGTGTTTAAGGCAAGACTAAATAAGTCCTACCCTTTCGTTCATTTGTCATAGCTGAAGTATCCAGTATGGTATGTCTTGAGGCTGTTGCTGGGAATATAAGTCTTAGAAACCCGAACACAACAATTAAAAGATTTTGTGTGGCGCACCCTTATTACCACATTTAACGCCTTTTATCGGCTCCATAGGCTTTAATGTAACGCAACCTATAACATGCAGTGCAAAGTGGCTCCTATGCCTCTCTATTAACTTGTATTAATGTACTTTTTCATTGATTTCTGTTGTATGTGACTGGTATGTTTCAATGTTATTTATTATACATTATTACAAATCTATCACTCTTCTTATTTAGGTCGGTAGATATAGCATAAGACGAATGATTTATATTACCGATCGACACATAACAATATTGTTTATTGTCATTACTCACTCGCCCCTCTTCAATAACCCTACTAACTAAATCTAATGATTCAATATCTGATAGGGCGGTTCTGTTCTCAATTATTAGCTTATTCATTATCTTATTGTTATTGTCTGTTAATTGTCAGGGGTGGTTATTTAGTATTTCTAAATGAATGTACTTTATCAAATCCAGCACAATCTATTTTTTCAATATCGGTTCTATTATCAATTATAGTAGGTGTATTAGATTTTATAATCCAATTATATAAGTCTGTATGAATTTTCTCCGCAGGATAATATGACGCTATTCCTATGTGTTTAAGCATTGGAAATTTCTGTGCATCTTCATCTTTTCCGTAATGAGTTCTTACATTGTTTAGAATAGGACAATTATATTTTATGTTTAAATCTGTTTTACGTGGAATATATTCAATATCATAATACTTATCGCCATCAAAATAAGAAACAACCTTCTCGCCATGATAATTAACACTCTCTTCTCCGCATTCCTTTATTTGTTCGCCCCAATAAAAACCGCCTCTATTATCATAAAGTGCTGGATATATCATATCACAAATACATACATAATAGTTTGAGTATATTTTTTGTTTTATAGTAAAGCAGCTTGTAGATCTTAATTCCTTTTCCTTAATAACATAACCGACTCTACGATCAAGAACAATCTTGTTGTCTATTCCGCGAATACCAGACAGGTAGTCGTAGTAGTCCTTATATTTAGATATTATTTTCATAACCTTAATTATTAAACGTGAAAATCCCCCTAGCTAAGCACCGCGAAGAACTGCTAGAGGGATTTATATTAATCTAAACCAAAATCCAAGTGTATATCGCGATGCTAATAAAGTGCAATCTACAACTTTAAATCCGAAAATGCAAATTATTCTTTAATTAAATTCAAATTATATTACTATCAGTACTTGAATCAGTACATTTTTAAAGTATCCATCGCTATTTTTAACACAATGTCGATAGCCTCACCTAATTCAGTTGGGTTTACCATCGGTGTAGGCACTTCGCTGTCTGACCGTCTCCAGGCGTTGTGATATTCTAGCATTGTAATCGCTTTTCGTGGTGTCATAAGTTTATTATGTTGTACCATATCTAGTTACTATAGTAGCGATTTGCAACCTTTATGGTATAAGTTAGTTACTGGGGTAGCTATTTGCAGCATCATTTAGTTTTTAATCTGATTCATATAGTTACGTGTTTCCATGATTTATTTATATTTATACACGTTATTGCCCCCCTTGTTACACCATGCTTTATTCCTAATAACCTATGTGAAGTGCCTTTTTTTAGTTCTTTTTTTATTTCTATAACCTGTTGTTCGTCCAATTTAGATAAATGTGATTTTGATCCATGCGGTGCAATTACTGATTTTATTAATCCGTGTTTTATTGCGTGTATAGTATTTTCACTATATGTTGCCCACTCTAAATTAGATATATCATTATTGCCAACATTGCCATCCTTATGATTTATACATAGTTTATTTAATGGGTTTTCTATAAACGCATTTGCAATTAATTTATGTACTCTATAGGTGTATGCATTGCCATTAACTGTAAGACTTGTTTTAGCATAGCCCTTGGTGTCGTTTGAGGGTTTCATTATTGTTTCCTTCTTATCGCTCCAATATTTGCCTCTTTTAACTTTTCTGAAGCACGATTTCACTCGTCCCCAATTACTAACTTGATAATAACCCTCATAATCTTTAATGTCCCTAAATACTTCTACCATAATAAAAAATCCTTATGCTTTCGCGATGACGGTCGCTACTCACACAAGGATTGTTAATGTTTTACTTTGAGTCCGTCACCCCATTAAGAATGCAAGTTACAAAATATAATTGAAATAAACTAATATTAAGAAGGGTTTTTAATTTGATTAACTAAAAATTCCTGGTAGCTTTTATTAGATATTTTATACTGTTTCTTGCAGTTATTGCATTTCATATTACGCCTGATAACCCCCAATGGAGTTGAGTATGCTTTGTACATTTCCACGTCTTCACTAGCACATTCAGGACAATCATATTTACCACCTCCCGTAAGTACTGCAAAGTTATTATTGTGTGTAATAAAGGGTGACATGATAAAGTAAACATCTTCTAAAAGTATTACGTCCCTTTCACAGTATGAAATCATTTTAAGTAAATCCGGTTCGCTATTGTCTTCACATATTCTTTCCCACATTTCGAAGCCGTCATGCTCTTCTTTTCCTCCCACCCCAAAGAATGTACCTAAGTAGTCAAGTTTATTCGATGCGAAACTAAACGACGAACGCGCCTTTTTAAGCGTGTCTAAGGTTCTATAAGTAGGAAACATTAACACACCGTTCGCTATGCACCTGGTACGTATGAAACGAAGGTCAAAGCGGTCTCCATTGTGCCCGATCGCTTCGTCAGATTCTCCTATGATCTTAATGAACGCCTTTAGCATTTCTTTTTCGCCCATTCTCCAATCTAACGTATGGACCTTATCTTCATATTGCCACTTATAGCTAATACAAATTATCTTCTTTTCGCTTATAATGTCTTTGGGATCGAAGTACTTTTTGAAGTTCTTTAACTGCCACGCCTTTATTTCTAGTTTGTAGTAACTTGTTTCAATGTCAAAGAATAGCCTTCGAATAGGTATCTTCTTAGCCTCAATCTTTAGCCTGTTTCTTATTCTACTTACTTTGCGCCTTACTACATCTTGCTCATAATCTAATGCAAACTTATTAAGAACGTCCCTCGCTATTTGTGTGTTGTTAGGTGATTGTTCAAGTCGAACTTTGATAAATTCGGTAACTTGTTTTGGGTATTCCATTTAATTAGTTTTTAGTTTATATTAAGAAGGTGCGCTTCGGGTCTTTCGGGGTTACTGCTTTAATGGAGGGTAACCCTTCCCTATTTCCATAATAATGCAGCTTCACTACGCACCTTATTTTGTTTTGATTAGCTTAATAAAAAACCCATCGCGACTTTCGCCACGACGGGCCAAACTAAAACTAATCAACTATGAAAAATCATTTGTAATATTACGAAAGTTCTTATTAAGAAACAAACTAAATTAATGTTTACTCAGATTTAGACATTACTTCTTATTCGCCCTTTTCTCTTTGCGCTTGTCCTTTTTGGTCTGAGTGTTGTCTTGAGTATCTTGTTTAGTGATGTCCACAGCATCGGTGACCGTTGCATTGCGCTTGGCTTTGATAGTAATATTACCGACCTGAATAGATTGACTTGGCGGCATGTTATTGCGAACTATTGTGATTGTTACGAGGCAGCCTAAAGCGAATCCTATTAGTGCTATTCCTAACCATCTCCAGATTACTGATACTTTCATAATTCTATTTATTAAATCCCGTTTTCCTTAACGCTCTTTCTTCCCAAATATTTGAATCTTGCCTGAATTGTTTACGATAAAATACAACACCAAATAAGCTCTTTTGTAACCAAAACTTTTCATGAACGATTTCAGCATCCTGAGGGTTGTTATATGTCACATAATTACACTTGTCTATCTTGTATATTGGCTTCATTTTATCTGTATATGTGGACGATCAGAAAAGGAATTCCAATTACCGCCCCACTCTAGTCTATGCTCAATTAATCCGTATTCCTTTAATATAGCTGCAACACCTAATATAAAAGATGCTACCCGGGTGAAGTCCTCCGCTTTATCCCATCCATCAAAAGGGTAGGGAATGAAGTCAAATGCCTTAGAGGGCGTTTTATTGTGCTTACTCTTAGGGTATCTTAGCTGTGAATTGCCTTTATCATAGGCTTCGTTCTGCTCCTTTTCGCCCCTATGCCCTTTTATAACCGTAAAGTCTACGTACTTTATAGCATAGTTGCAAGCGGTTTGTATGTCCTGGTGGCATTCCGATAAGTTATCTAAACTTCTTTTGCTGAATTTATTCATTCTTTCACTTTTTTAATTTATTTGCTCTTCTTGTTTTCCATGCCTTAAGTGAAATTTCTCTAGCCAAATGCCTATCTCTCTCCCATCTTTTAGTCTGAGCAATACTTAATTTCTTTCTCTCCTCATCCGTATATATTCTACCCTTCTTAAATTTTGTTGGCATATTTTCAACATGCTCTTTACTTTTCTTCACGCCTAAAGAAGCCTTGCTTAATTTCTTTTTATGCTCTTCAGAAAAAACTGTTTTATATCTGTTTATTGATTTATTTTTACCCTTCTCAATAAATACAGTATTAAAATAAGGATTAAGGTTTTCTATATACCATAATTCCTTTTCATTAAGCTCATTAGTAGTGCATTCAATTATAATCGAAAATTCAAGATCTGACTCCCCATATTCATTATAGTGCATTTGCATTTTTAATGAATGATGTTTATTCAATCTTAAATCAGAGTAATGATGTATTTTTCTTTTGTGTAAACTGCATGACGCGCCTATATAATATTTCTCTTGATCTGAAATTGATTTAATAATATACACTCCACATTTTCCCATAATATAAAATCCTTACACTTTCAGAGGTCGTAGCTCTTACTCATGCAAGGATTGTTAATGTTTTTAATTGAGTCTACGACACCCAATAACAAAGATAGTATTTTATATCGAAGTAACACAATTATTTTATTTTAATTTCTGCAATCTTATGCAAATACTTAGGGGCAAATATGGCAAGTAAAAACAATAGATTTAATATGATAAAGCTATCGTCTATTTTATGAACCTTAAACACCCAAAGATAGTCAAAACCAATTGTAAAAAACATCATTATAAAACTGTTTAACCTGGTGGAACTTTTCACGCCCTCGGCCTCTTCAAAAAATCCTGTCTTCATAATTATTCTTTTAATATTACTCCGTTATTACTTAACACCTTCTCAATACTTTTCTCTACGTCAACCATGTCAGACTTATCAATTAACCAATTAGACAGCAAAGCAGATCCAAAGATAACCAAAAACGATGCGGCGGCTATCCATTTCCAGTTCTTTTTAACCTTATTCGTATTGTCAACGTGCTTGCTGTAGGTCTCACAATCAGACTCTAGTTTGTTTACCCTGTGATTAGCTATATCCTGACGATCTGTAACGCCCTTAATTTGTAACGATAACATGTCATGACTAGCTTTCACTTCTGCATTTATCGCTCTGGTATGGACTTCGAATAGTATGGCTATGTCTTCGTTTTTCATGTTAAAGTTCGTTTAAAGGGATTGCTATGCCTACGGTAAAATATAGACTTTGAAATGCTAGTTTCCAACCGTCAGGAGCTTTTACGCTTTGCCACCCCTGATCCCATATACTTGTTGTCCCAGAATATCCCAAAGGCAGCCCCCTAGTTGCGTTGTAGATAGGATCAAATGAACCCATTCTAAGTAGGATATAACTTGACACATACCATCCTGCTGATTTAATATCCATCTTACTCATGAATGGTCGTGCTACCAATACACCAACTGAAGCGGCGTTTAAGAAGTGTCCTAATTCTTTTTTTCCTGAGTCCAAAAATGAATCACCCATTGCATCCAATGTAATACACGCTATGTTAGCCGCTATTGTGATTACAGCCTCTTTATGCTTCCATTCGCGTTGTATTAGATTGCTTTGGTAAGGATTATATTGTCCGAATAAAACAGAGCAGGATAAGAATAATATGATTAATGACTTTTTCATTTTTTAATTGTAATAGGTGAAATTTCAAAATCACTATCAACCTTTAAACTAATTCTTTTAAAATCTATTTTAGTAATTAATTTTAGTTTATCACTTATTAATTTTATCTTAATTTTAGGCAATAAATCGGATCTTAAATACCAATTACCTTCTTTATCTTGAATTACAGATTTTATAATGTTGTTCGCGTCAACTCTGTATTCTATTGCTTTAGTTAGTTTTATAAAATACATAATTATAAATTTACACCTGTTAAGTCATATGAAGTGCCTCCGAAGCCTGTAAGAGTTGGTAAGTTCCACCATGCTTTTTCATCACCTAATTGTTCACCGTTTATCCAAGACGTTTGGTTGGCTGAAGAAGATACGTCTTTATGGTAGATTCTACAATCTTGCAACAGGCCATTAAAAAAATTCGCATAACTTGCCCCGTTATCATTAGCACCTAAAACTAAATCTACCGTATTTGCTAATGTTGCAAATGATCCAATAAATGATGAACCGTCAGAATTTTGAAGCACTTTATCAATATAAAAGTAAACTTTAGAATTTGTTATGTCAATTCTGGCTAGAATAAAATATTTTGTATTTATAGCTAAAGTTATATTGTCAATTGGTGTAACAGTGTTACCAGCTATGGCACTAAAATATATATGCCCACCAGTTATATAAAAATAATAAGTACCTGATAAATTATTATATTTACTACCAACTACTTGAAGAGTCGTTATATCGCTCCCCGTCACAATAGTCAAACCAACACAAAAGTCTGTTGTAGCTTGGTTAATATCCAGTGCTCCGTTATCTGCTATATAAGCATATTGATCTGTACCGTTGAATGATTGACCTGCTCCGTCTGCGATTACTGTACCCCCACCGCCTTGATTAAACCACAATCCTAGTCCGTTTCCTAATTTCGTCATGGCTTATATTTTATTGATTTCCATTTGTACGTCCTTTTGTTGCCAACTATTGCCTGTTCTATTTTGACACGCTCAAGCCAACGAGTTTCAATTCCTAGTGTCCTGGGAATAATTAAAAACCTTTTAACAGTCCTTTTTTCATTAAGTCTGCTTTGTAGCCTATGTTTTCTATTAATCCATCTCATTCGTAAACTAAATTAAGATTGCTATTTTGTATCGTAATTGCTAAAGTCAATCCTATGCTAAATGGTAATCCAAAAAATTCTATCGGAAATGGATTTGTTTTTTTCTCCATTGAACCACTTTCCCATATCACTTTTCCTGTTGCCGTTAAAGAATCGTAAATTGTGATTACACTATTCGCCACAACACCCCCAAGCATGCCGCCATATAATTTACCTGCACCGACCTTTAGATTCACAGTACCCGTCCCCTCTTGATAAAAGCTAGATCGTTCAGTTGTTAACTCCCCCTGTCTTGCAATGTACATTCCTACTGTGTGAAATGCTATGTCCGTATCTATTGTGGTGTTTGTATTTTCTATTGTAATGGGTAGGTCCATTGTTGCAGATTGACCCGCGCCTACTTTTGTATGTAGAAGTTTTCCGTTTATATAAAAATCTACAGATAGTGGGGTGTATTCAATAGATAGCTTATAATATGTAGCCGCTGCGGGTGTGAAATCACTTCCCAAATTACCATTAAAATTACCACTTGTAATCAATGAATCTACTGGACTACCTGTGATATTTGTTCTTGAACCTATACTAAATGTTGTACCGTCTAATCTGAAAAAGAATCCATTATCAGTTTCATATGGTCCAATAGCTCGTAAATTTCCAACAGTTCCAGACGTTACAAAATTAGCTGCACCAACAAATAACATCGCTGAACCGCCCACAAATCTACCCTTTATATAAACATCATTACGATCAGCGGAGGTGTATTTAGCCGCCCCTGACGCAGTGACGTTTGTTTCAAGTTGAACCACTCCAGCCGCCTGTACTACAGTTCCATTGTTAGCAATAGTCTCACTCCAGAAGTTTACATCTTTATTCGCTTCTATGAAAGCCGTTCCTACAATTCTATAAACAGGACTTACAGCAAGTTCATTAGTAGGATTAACCCATACATGACGGCTATAATTTTCATTTCCCCTTAAAGACGTAACGACTTGTAAATTTCCTGAATTGCTTAATTTTCTAGGCACCGGATCAGCAATAGGACAAAGCACTCCAGAGAGTCTAAAATATCCAGTATCTTCTGTTCCAGTCAATGTTACTGTAATTCGCCAGTATGATTTTAACGCTTGTGCGGTTCCACCCGTTCCACCTTTTGAGTAAAAATAATCCCAGCAATCTGATAAATCCCAGTTTGATTCATCGTCGCTTTGTTCAATGCAAACCGTAGCATTTTTATCTGTCTTTAATGCCCATTGTAATCCGACCACCCCAAGAGTAGAACGAGAAGCCCCTGTAAATTTATGAGCATTAGCATTTGTTAAATTAGTTGTGCTTGAATTTCCTACATCAGCAAAAACGCTTTGCTCAATAGCAACACCTAAGTGATAACCACCATCAGCAGATACGTGCGAGTCGATAGGGTTTCCCCCCGTGCTGGTCAATACATGATGAGTTATATAAGGATCTCCATCTGTAGTTCCACCCCCAGAAGTTTCCATGTATCGCATGAACCCCTCGCCGTTTTTTACTTTTAAAGCCATTATAAAATCATTATATACATACTATTTTCAGGACATCGAAAGTCTAATCTATACCCCCCACATATCAATCTATAGTCCCCATTTTGCAAAGTGAGTCTATATTTCAAATCAAACGGTATGCCTAGAATTGGAGGCATTAGCTGTCATTTCTGCTATAATAAGCTATTTGCCCCCCACTGTGTGAGATGCTGAAAAACTTATTGTTATATCCAGGACCGAACCTTGCACCCGCTTTTGTAGCTACCCCAGTAGGAACATTAACACCTAAACCTTCTAAAGCTGTCGAAGTGGTGTAATTCCATCCTGACAATACAGAAAACGTAGTGTCTGATAGCACTTCAATCCATACACCATCTAAACCGGTGAGAGTAGCTGTAGCCACTGAAGCGTCTGATACAATACCGCCGGAGGATCCACCTAAAGCCAGTATTCCAAGTTCAATTAAATTTTTACTCATGTCTTTATATTTTATGTAAAGTTATTAATATTAGCTTAATAATGCAAAATTATGTTATAGCCTCCTGATCATTTACCCAATCCATAGAACCGTTATTAAATGTCAGTCTTAATGTCCCTGTGTCGAATGTGTCCCAATCTATTGCTGTATCTATGTTTCCGACGTCAGGTGAATACTCATTTCCCACCTCGTCAGTGATTGTAATGGTATCGTGCATCTTTAGATATTGTAATCCCGAATACATCGACCGCGAAACATAATCTACTATGCTAAATTTAGGAGTTACATTTATCTGTTCTGCAGAGAACAATCCGTTTATCTCTTCGCCTATCTCTGACACTTCATCTGATGGTGTGTTCATTCTTGTTTCAAGGTAAACGCGCTGTGCAAAACCACCCGTAGCGTAAAGAATATCATTGCCCTCGGATTGCCTTAGATCGTCTGTGTTTGAAAATTCTAGACTTATAAAGTCGCCGCGTGTATTTCTTAGAAAAATTTGACATATCCAATTTGTATCAGTAGTATTAAATATTCTAAAAGTATTACTTGTACTTAATTCAGAATCTTTAGTTGTAGTCAAAACAACATTATTAGCCCCCGCTGCCAATAGAACCGTATTAGATATAGCTGATGCTGTGTCGTCGTTTATACGTACTGACGGAGCCTCTCCGGAGTTAAGTGCCAAACTAACACGCAAATTAAATTTTTCACCTGCTTTAAATGATAATGTAGACAAAGATCCGCCTATTGAATTGCTAGACGCAGCCTTTGCTACAGAAGTGGTTGTTCTGGCGGCTACCCTTGGCCCGATAACGCTAAAGACATCATAATTTTCAACCCATCCCGTTGGTGTTATTAAATTAGGAAGTATGTCTTTTACTATAAAATGCTCAGAATAAAAAACATTATAAGAGTCCTTTATCTCAATATAATAAACGCCGTATGGAAGTTGGTCACTTTTTGGAGTCCCATTATTATATTCAAATTGTCCCCCGTTGTATTGAATATAATCATAGCTAGTAAAGGAAATTATACCAACGCCAGACGTTCCTACGCTTGCTGTAGATATGAAATATGCTGATACATCTGTTTTATTGCCACTACAGTCTACTATATTAATATCACTTATTACGCTTGTATTGTGTGACCTTCTAATCTGAAAAGGCAAGAATCTATTTCGTGGACATACTCTTATAAAAGCCGTGTTACTCCTATTAGCGTCCTGCATCGCCGTTGCTGTGTAAAATGGGAATGTTGTATTAGTCATCTTCTTGATATGTTAAGTCTATTTGATAGAATCCTGTCTTTAAATTACGTGTCCATTTCTCAATCTGTGCTATTCGTGTGCCGTCATTGAATCCATACAGCGGATTAATAACACTATTTAGATTGAATCGTACCGTTTTGCGCCTTAGATTGTATTGAGTGCCGTCGAATGTGTAAGCAGAACCGTTTATAGTTGCATCCCTTGATGGTCTGTCATCTTTCCACCATGAATCAATTATATTAGCAGTGCTAAATGCTCCGTTTGACTTTGGACTTCCGGAATTAACGCCGTCAATAGTCGGGATAACGACCCGATAAATTGATCCTTGGGGCTTTAATGTCATCCATCCTTGTGCTGAACCTCCTATTGAAGATCCTGTAATTCTAAAATAAGCGTCTTCAGTTGGCGTGCCTCCCGTTGTTAGCGTTAACGTTCCTGAATGTGTAGCGGTGTTTATCGTTATTGTGTTTGAAATAAGTGACGCACTTCTGTCTCGTATCTCTACATCATATTCTCCAGAAAACGAACCACTAAAGTCTGCAACGAAATCATAGGATTGATTGCCAGATGCGTAAAAATCATTTGAATTTGCAAACGATCCGCTATTCCAAGAAACGTCAATATAGTTAAAGTCTGAACTAAATGTTAGCATACTTGAATCAGACATCTTATAAATATGATTCTTTAAAGCAGAAAAGAAACTAAGGTCTGAATTTATTGTAGTGCCTACGTATCCTAGATTTGTTTTTAAATCAGATCTGAAACTTCTATCTTGTGCGTCGATTCTATTTCTTACATCGTTGTAAATAATATCAGTTTCTCTAAAGTCTGAATCGTTATCGTCCGACTCAGTAGCTAAAGCAACCTTTTCAAGTGTGGGTATAGACACTGTTTCGTAGTTCCACTCATCATCGTATTCTTGAATATTGGCCGAAAAATCAACAGCATTATTAGTTAGCTTGTCATTAAAGAACTTTATATGTTCGATTCGTAATTTATCGTTTGAATCAAAGTATATTAAAGCTCTGAATAAATCAGTCCAAGCGATAACATCGTTTACACTTCTGCCAGTTAGCGTAATTATTCCAGATTCTTTTAAAAATGATTGTACTCCCGTTACGTAATCCAACGGCATACCCCTATAAGTTCCGACAGCGGACGTATCTTCATAATCATCCTGCCACATAAAAGAACTTACTATGTTAGTGTCGGTCCACCCGCCTACGTCTGTTAAATAGTGCTTTATAGTATCTTCTAGTATCTTTTCGCTCGTTACGTTAGCCACATAAGGAAAATTCGTAGTTGTGTTATAATACTCATAACTATTACTTGTACCCGTGAATATGTCAGCATTAACACCTTTTATCGCTTCAAAGTATTGCCCCCAAAAGTCATATACAATAGGCTGAACAGTGAACGTCTTTTGATATTCGTTTATTGTGCCCCACTTTATCCCGAACCAATGAATCGATTCCTCAACGCTGTCTTTTAGAATCTTAATATATATTCTGGTCTCAAATTTCGTATCGTCAGAAAACCACGACTCTAATTGGTCGTAAATTGTAGCGTTATCTTTGCGGAGGATCTTAAATTCGCTTATCGTTTCGCGCCATATCTTAGTGCCTTCAATAAATCCGCCGTCCATTTCTATGTGAGTAGCTGGTATTACTGCGGCATAACCGCCCGTGTTGAATTGTAATTGAAAACTATACATGCTTTCTTATTGTTCTTTTACGTCCGTTCATATATTCCACTACCTGGTTACCGTCGCTGTCTTCGTATGTGTTCGCCTGACGTAACATTGTTTCATACATTTTCTTTGTGTAAGGATCTTTAAATATACCCCCTTTGTTTAGCTCAATGTTAGCGCGCGAAAATACGTCGTGGAACTTGCCGCGATTCAGCGAGTCGAATATAGTAGGTAGATCATCTTTGTATTTGCTTGTCATGCGCTTGTTAATGATTCCGAAGTACTCACTACCTTCTGCCTCTCCTATCTCACCTAAGTTAACACCACCGCCGGCATGAGATGGGCCGCTTAATACTCCGCCCTTGTCTCCAAGCAATCCATGACCACCTTCGGCAAATTTTTGGGATTTAATAGCAGATACTTGAAACGCTATTATAGCTGCACTTAATATGAGTGCCGGAAGCGAAAACGCCCCAAGTTGTGCCTGCGTTTTAGTTGCAGATAACGCACCATTTATTATTGCCATTTTAACAGCCAAATCTTGCTGTTCCTTTGCCTGTTGAATTTGTATTTCTTCTATCTTTTTCGCGTTACCATCTGCCGCTTCAATCTCTGCGTTGTATTTGTTGTCTATTTGTGATTGTTGATATGAATTAAACGCATCACTAACTTGTTGCACCTGTTCAATCGTTCTTAATATAAATTCCTTTCTTTTATCTTCATCTTCTAATTCTATTTTTCTTGCAGCGCTTCTTTTTTGTATTTCGCTTAATGTAGCCGCTGTTTTTGCCTCTTCACCTTCTATAAATGTTTCATCAGCATCCATCAATGATTCAAGATAACTATCAAGGTCTTCAATTCTTTCGTCTGTTAATTTTTCTTCATCTAGTGCGTATTTCTCTCTAATTTTAGCAGAATCATCTTCAAACTTTCTTTCTTCACGGCGTTTATCAATCATTGCCTGTACGCCCTTTAATCGTTTCTTTTCGGACGCTTCAAATGCAATCTCAGCATCAGCTATTCTTTTTAACTCCGCATCTGCAAGCACTTTCTCCCTTAAAGCAGCGCCTTCTCTTGCTTTTTTTACACCTAAAATAAATCTCTCTTGATCTGTCATTAAAACACCAGCCGCTTCAGATGCTTTTTTAAGTGCATCATCCATTGCTATCTCACTGAAGTCTTTAAATGATATACTCATTAAGCTAGTTGTCCTTATTAGATTTTCAAGCTGCTCTCTAAGAAATGATCCTGAAGTTGCAAATAATTTAAACGCTGCTCTTGCTTCGTTTGGATGTTCAGATAATAAAGAAAGAGCATCTGAAGTTGTTTCTATTGCTCCCTTTGTGCCCTCAACTGCATCTGTAGCGTCTACCTGGCTTTGTACTAATTTATCCCAGGAGGACTTAAGAATTTTCATTCTATTTTCTATCGTTGCCTCCATGATCTCAACCATGTCCTCCAACTCATCATTCACCTCGCTAATGCTATCCCTTAATTCTACAGCTCCTTTGGCTGTATTGCTTAATGCAAGAAACGCACTTACAGACCTTTTGTCAGTTAAGTCCAACGCCTCAGCTAGATTAACGTTCTCATCGTCTAACCTTTGCAACCCATCAATAAGTCCCTCTAATGTATTTACACTTCCACCAAGCCTTTGAGCTAATGCACCGTTTGCGTCAGCTAAGTTTAAAAGTATATTTCTTGTAGCAGTAGCAGCCTTGCTTGTATCAAAGTTAGCATTTTTAAGTTGCCCCATTAAGGCTATAGTATCTTCAAGCGAAAACCCAAAAGCACGAGCAACTGGGGCGAGTGTACTTAATGTAGTTGAATAGTCTTCAAATGTTAATGCGCTTTTTGTAGTTGCGACGGCTAAAGTGGCAGAAACTCCAGCCGCGTCTTTCATTTCTAAGCCATAAGCGCGCATAGCACCACCAACAATTAAAGCAGCATCACCTAAGTCGGCACCTGTAGCAACAGCCAAGTCTAATGTAGCTGACTGTAATTCTAATATTTGCTCTGTAGTAAAACCAAGTTTAGCATATTCTTTTTGAAGTCCGGCAACCTGTGACGCTGTGAATTTAGTTGATCCACCCAACGCCTTTGCTGAGTCTCTTAATTTTTTAAACTCTTTATCTGTAGCTTGTGATATGGCTTTTACGTCTGCCATTGCTTGATCGAACTCAACTACCGTATCAATAGCGCCCTTTAACGCCCTCGTAAACGTCCTGGCTATCACGCTTGCAACATTGGATGCAATATTACCAATGGTGTTGAATTTGGCAGCAAACGAACCTAAAGCCTTACTCCATGTATTTGTTGTTTTTACTCCGGTTCTTTGCGCTTTTTCGGCCTGTCTCATTGCGGCCGTTTGAGCATTTATAGCGCCTTTTGTTTTTATTAATTGCTTATATTTAGCTGAATTAATAAGTTCTGCCTTAGCCTCTGCCTGTTCGAGTTGTCTAACTATCTTTAATCTTTCCTTTTCCTTAACAGTTAGTTTTTGAGTTTCGTCAGCAGCCTTCTTTAATCCCTCTTGACCCTTCTTAGTTGTAGCGTTTTGCTTAGAGGCAAACTTAGCCCATTCAGTGGCACCTTCTTTGATTTCCTTGCCCATCTTATCAAGCAAGACAATCATTTCCTTTATGCCCTTTATAGCACCATCAAACGGATTGCCGTCCTGAATAATATCACTGTGTTTTATTGGATTATCTGCCATTACTCTTTTTTATTTGATCATTTCTATAACTCAACAAACTAAAATATTCTTTTGTCGTTAGCTCCTTAACAGGTTTATTCGCGTACTCATTCAATAAAATACAATTCAATTCAAACGCTTTCTCAAATCTAATCTCATCGTTGTAATCTGACATGAAATCCTTAGGCTTAACGAACCGCGCAAAATAGTTGTTTATCTCATCCTGTTCATCTGTCAAATCCACATCATCGGTTAACATCTTTAAATCGTTCAGTATCTTCTCCTTTTGCTTCTGCCAGAACCCGTTAGGATTAATCAGTTTGAACTCACTCGGAAAAGACGTTTCAAGAGCGTTTTGGATTGATTCTCTGGTTTCTGTATTTTTTTTTTTAATGTCTCTTCCTTCAATCCCAAGTCAGAGAGTTCCTTTAACACCCCTTTTAAATTTTCCTCTGTTAAATCTGTCACCAACTTATCATTGATCGAATAAACCAAACAAGCAAAAGACAAATGATTTACATTCACTTCATTGATTATATTATAAACTAATATCCTAAAGTTTTCTAACTGTTTTAAAAGTTTAACTTTGTCATCAACTACTAACTGAAGTTTCCCGTAATGGTTCTTATCAAAGTCAGAGATTGAGGATCCTATGTTATCATTCAGCATCCAATATTTATTCATCTTGTTGAATCGCTCAATAGGCATCTGTTCAATGTCATTGTACAACTTGACGAACGTTCTTTTAATTCCCTTTTTTAATATTAATTCTGTCATTGCAATATTCTATTACCTATCATAAATGGTCTTGATCCCTTCATGTATGATCGTGTGGTGGATGTCGGGTATTCAAATGCTCCAAGATCGGGAGCTGATCCATTGAATATTATTGTATAAACTATCGTATCCGAAGCAGGGATTTGAATACCTTGATCTATAAGTTGTGATGTAGAAGATAAGTGTCCGAAGGTTATCTCTGGTAAACTACCATCTGCTTGTCTTGCATCATCTAATTGCAGTGTATCAAGTGAAATAAAATCAGCATCGGTTAAAGTATATGCTTGAGTATATCCAGGGTAGCCACTTTCGTAATCCCATGTATTATTGCTTTCAACATATCCAGTATATACATTAGAGAAAGGGAAACCACCAACATCATAAGATATATTATTCCTAAACACAAGAAATATTGTATCAGGGTCTATGTCGTTATCATTAGATGGAGAGTAAGACGTCCCTTCTTCTTTGTATGAAAAATTATTATAATAACCACCTACTGCTCTATTATACCCTGAATATTCTAAGGGAAAAAATCCTGATAAGTTACAAGCAGATACATTATTATGTACAAATCGTCTAGGTTTAATAATGCTACTTGATGCGCCTATTTTAAACCCAGTTCCATCACCTTGAATTAAGTAACCATTTCGAAAAGACCAGTTATTTCTAACAATTAAATAACCAGCTAATGATACATCAAATCCATCATCTGAGTTAAACCATGATCTATTTGCATCTATTGTCATTGTGAGCAATGATGAATCACTTGAAGAACCATAGCACTTAATTCCATCTGCTGCATTACCTGCACCATCTCCAACAGCCCTAGCTAAACTATCCGCACATTGATATACATCACAGTTGACTAGGTAGTTGAAACTGTAAGGATACCTGATCTGCCAGAGGAAATAATCGACTACATAATTAGGTTGTACGAATAATCCCTTACCTGCGACATCATGGACTGTAACGTTTTCGATTCTTGAACTTATGCTACTATAAACTTCTAATCCTGAGATGTCAACATTGGCTTGATTCTGCTTAACATTAGATATTGTTATATCATGTAATTCAGTGAAAGCAGTATGAGAAATCTTGATACCCTGAAGATAACTATTCCCAGCACCATTCGGAGCATACGGAAGGACATCCTTAAAATCGAATACAGGAGTCTCGTTCTCATACGCCATATAGACGATAGGATAAGCCTCCATACCTCGATTGCCAATACTAGCTTCGGGATTCAGATAAATTGCTTCACCACTACTAGCACTGTACTTAGAATCAGGATACCATGTACCACCCCTAATAAACACCGTATCACCAGCATCAACAGTATTAAATGCTTTTTGAAGAGTCGCCCAAGGTAAAGCTATATCAGTACCTACATTTGCATCACTAGCATTTGAATTCTCAGAAGTGTCTTGTACATAATAATTTAAAGAAGTATCTATTCCAAAGGGATTAGTATATGTAATTCCATCAGCGTTATATAACTCTGCTCTTACAAAGTTTGAAGTTGTCACATAATCAGATATATCAATGGAGGTGGCAGTAAGTAAAGTATCTGAATACGCACCGAACCAACGAACACTATCCGTACCTGTTACTGTTAAGGTAATAATACTATCTGTTATTGTTACTCCAGTTAATTTAGGAGAAGGAGCATCACCATCATAATCAGGAGTTTCTTCATAGGAGGCTGTGAAAGCACCATTAACCATATTACGTCTTAATTCTGTCTCAGTTAAAGTATCTATATAATGATGATTGTAATTTCTAAATTGATCTGTATTACCTACGGATTGATGAATATCAGAATTAGAAAAACCATTAACAAGGTCATTAAATTCTCTTACAGAATTAATGGAGTCCCATAATATTCTAGGATTTTGAGTTGGTTGATAATCACCATAGTTATGTATCTCAATACCAACAATCATGTCCGTTCCATAAGTATCATAATAACCATTATAAAATGAAGCTGGAGCAGTATGCCTACCAGGATGATTAAACACAGCAATTCCTTTCTTAGCCTCTACAGAATCAAAATAAGTATCAAAGTTATTAGGTGGACAAGTAAACCAACCAAGATCACAGAAATACGCATTAATGTGAGTGTAATAAGAACCATCAGCACCCTCTCCCGAAGAACAATCAGTCAACTCGTTTCCTCTAATCACAAACGCACCATTTGTACCAAGCTGAGAATAATAAGCAGATGTTGTATCCATATTCCAAGCATCCCTATCATTCCACACATAACTTATATCTTGAACTAATGTATCTAAACCATCATACTTTTCGAGTGGCCATGTAGAAGTGCTATCCCAATATTCGGCAGGAGAATCATTATCTTGATAAGAATCATGATCAGTAACAGAAAGTATAGTAAAGTCATAATCAACTAAACCATAATAAGTAACTGCTCCATTTGAACTTATTCTATCTCCTGCAATACGCTGTTGAACAGTTTGATTACCATCACTTTCTCCAGTGTGCATATGTAAAGCTGATTTGAAAGAAGTATCAAACTCAATTCCATGATAAGGATTTGAAATAACATAACCTTGCCCGAACATTAAAGTTGGAACAACGACTAACAATATGTATATTAATTTCTTCATAATTAATCTAGTATGCCATATCCCATTAAGTCAGCGTAATTTTCTAATATATTTGTAATAATTAAAGCCTCCGCATCAGATACTCCATCCATTATAAATACAAAAGATACTTGTAGATTGACAGATCCAGTTGTTCCGTAGCTGAATATCCTGAAATCTATTGCTGCCAAGCCTGTTGAAGCCTCTGTATTTGATCCAACTGAAACCCCATTTCTATAACCTTCCGTAGCATTAGAAGCAGTTCTTGTAATAAGAAATATTCCGTTATCATACTCACTACCATAAGCAACAGCAGTATTTGTATTTATTTTCCATGTTAACTGATCTGAATTATAGGGATATAAGTATGTGTCATTATTCCCATCTAATATACCCATCGCACGGTCAGTATCGCTCGATGTGTATTGACAATACATACCTATTGTCGCATCATTAAGAGTATAACTCCCAGCATCATCCGTAGGATTCCAATTTGTTGATAGATAATTTACGTTATCAGTAACAATGGCTGAATCTGTATAAACTAATGCACCGGCTCCTACTTCAGTAGCATCGAAAGTACCAGGATCAATCCAATTAATCAAGTATTCATCATCTCCCCATTCTGGTCCCATCATTACATACAACCAAGGCATCCTTTCCCAATACCCTCTATTCACTAAAGAATCAACTAAAGCATTTTGCCACGTTAATGTATCGCCTGTTGGATCGGTAGTCATTGCGTCGAGTACGTCTTGGTATTCTGTTTCATATCCACCAGAAACCGCAGGGGCAGAATAAACCATCGTACTCACCTGTGAGAATGATACAAACGACCAAAACAGTAATAATGTTATTAATATCTTTCTCATTTCGTTAAGTATCCGTAAAAGTTAATAATACACTGTGTAGGCTGTGCTGTCTGTTGGTCAACACGAACCCATATCCACGCATCGGGGGCAATTGTGGCACTTGCAAAACTCGTTGCTGAGTTTCCTGTTGTTGTGCTTGTAATAGTTAAATCTGCACTCAATACAGTTGTGGGTGTTGCATCTCTAAAATTCACATCAGAAAGAACAGCTATATCAATATCGGGAGTAGTGCCATAAACCACCCCTGTAACTTGTGTTAAAACTAAATTATGAGTACCTCCCCACTTTACCCCGTATATCACATCATTTAAACTAAAGGCAATCGTATCTCCATCATTACCTACTCCAATAACCGCAGCTAATCGCAATGATGTATCACTCATAAATACCAAAGTATCTGAGGCTATAATTGGATTGGTCTTTGCTACTGCATAATCCACAACAGCACCCGAAGTTGGTATGTCTGTATCATCGTCTGTTAAAACTGTTTCTAAAGAAGCCCCCTCTAACAACTCTGCATTAAGATTTGTAACCATAGTAGTGGATGTAACTACTAGTGGAGCAGTTCCTATTGCTATATCAGATATAAATTGTGTACCAGTTAAGGTATAAGCACCTACATCCCAATTAGCTGTTAAAGGTATTGTACCATCTGCAAGTAGATCGCCTGAGCCAGCAGGAGTAGCCCAAGTATTATCACCTCGCAAATATGTTGTCGCACCTGCTGTACCTGTTGCACTAAGCATTGCAATATCAACAGCATCCGTACCAATAGATGTTACACCTGCGTTCAAAGATATATCTCCTGACATAGCTGCCGAAGTCCAGGCTGAACCCGGATCATTATAATATAAAATTGCATTGTTTGGAAGAGTACCTGAGAAATCATCTACTTTAGCGTTAAGCTGAGTCTGAATTGCCGAAGTAACACCGTCAACATAATTTAATTCAGTGGTTGATAATGTTGCGCCATCTAGTACTTCAAACTCAACCTCATCAACCAAAGCATCACCATACCTCAATGTTCCCGTTCCCCCAGGAACAAATACAACATCATCTGCACCCGTTAAATATATATCATCTACTTGTGTGTATAATGTAGACGTATTAGTTCCGCCGTCTGAACTAAATGAAATCCCAGTGAATCCACTAGGTCTTTCTATAGATATAAAATATGTAGCAGGGTCATAAGTGAACGAACTAACACCCTCTATAGTGCCATCGCCTGTCCATAATCCAATTTGATTATCTGCAGGAGTACCCACTTTAGATACATCACCCGTTCCAATTGGAATTGCCCACGTTCCATCACCTCTCCAGAATGTTGTAGCGCCCGCTGAAGTTCCGCTATTCAAATTAGTCACAGGAAGATTACCCGTTACGTCAGATGTTAGGTCTACAGTCTTTAAGAAAATATTATCTAATCGCACCATTCTGCTTGTGGGTGTGGTTTTTGGGTCATTCACGACATAGAACCACGAAGTACTAGATGTAGTCTCTACTGTGTCGCCATCAGTGACCAATACAGAGAATTTTTTGCTTTGCCCGTAACTTATTACAGATATTAAAATTATAATTATTAGTAAGCTAAACTTTTTCATATTCTTTTATTTAATCAATAAGTAATGTCTTTCCTAATTCATCTAACATGATATAACCGTCTTCATATAATGCGACTGTAGTATTACAGTCCTGCTTAAAGGTTATCGTTCCATTCACACGAAACGCCGCCACGTCACCACGAAGTATAATAAGCGGATCCGCAATATCATAACCCTCGAAGATTTCTTCAATGTCGCGTTCGATAATGTCACTTAATATAAACTTACCCTGAAAACGTATCGTAAATCCAAAGTAATTAAGTATCGCTTGTCGTGCCATGCTTCTAGCTACCTTTGGATCAGAATTGATGTTGTCTAAATGGATAACAAAGATACAAGCCACATCATAATTCAGTACAGGATAAGCACGAGCCCCAAAGTTATCTGAATAGTCCATTGCATTATCTCCCATGTCCCAAAAACAATATGATTGATGAGCGTCGTCTAAGAATGGGCGCATATCGAGCACGTCCGTTGCATTGTCTACGTGACATACAGGCATAACCTCAACCTCTTCACCATTCTGAGTCAACACCCTATCACATAAGCCAAACGAATATTGCAGCCACGAGATGCCACTAGATAAGCTAACCTGTATCTGTTGAATCCTTAAGTCTATTCCTTGAAGATTACTGAAAATTGGTATTCTAGGTACTTTATACTGCATTTCTAAATTGTTTTATAAGTTTATCAGCTACCCAATCCCTAAGTAAAGACATTGATTCGTCTGTTAAGCCCAAGGCATTCTCAAATCTGCCCTGTACCTTTAAATAACTATTCCACTTTGTATCGTCAGAATGAATCAAAAAGCTATCTTTTCCGAACTTAATCTTTAAGTCCTTATGAAAATCGCCCTCCCATTTTAAAGTGATATGATCCGTTCTAGGATAAGCGGCACGGCCTTTTTTATTCTTAATCGTCGATGGTGCATAGCGAAGTATTGACCCAGGGTTATGAATATCCATCACCCCATCTTCATACATTTGATCGCGGTTCATTTTTAGGATGCGCTTTTCCAACGACATTAATATGTTATTCAAAACTAAATTAATATCAGAGAATTTTAACATTCTTTTATATGTCGCTTTTAACGCCATGTGCTTTTCATTCCTGGTTTACGCTTTGGCAATACTTGGGAAATCTCACTAAAATCAAATTCCATTGCTGAAATTGCATTATCAACTTTCTTCTGTAGGCTATCTGTGTTTTCATCTCCCGTTAATTCGTATAGTATTTTATTTCTGGTTGCATTCTCTTGGTTGCGGTTTATCCTGGAGCTTGGATTATGTAACATCTCATTTAACATATCGTTCGCAAATTGGTAACCCAGCGCGTTAGTGAGTATCGTTTTATTTGAAACTAAAAGAGCAGTTATATCTGTCTTCACTGATATAGACAAGTTCATCCCGAACGAACTCTCTGTATATCCCACGTCGTCAATGTCAAATAGATTAGTACCTGACGTTCCGGATACTGAAATAGGCATTATATCCATGAACTTGGAAAACATCTTTATATTAGCCTTTGAAAAGTCCTTTTCTATTGCTGATCCCGTTATGTCATCTTCATAATAGCCTAAATAGTAAGTCCCACCCGCGTCAATATTGCGCGTATAATCAACATAGGGCATGGTATAGCTACCTGTTGAAATGTTATCAGCCGCATTTAACCAGTCAAACGATCTGCCCGCTGTAGTTGTAAAGCTGAATGTTCCTATAGGTAAGTTTTGTGATGAGTGATAAAGGTAAACAGGAAGCGCTGTTTGTGCTGTTGAGAATTGTAAGCCTATGAAGTCCAATACGGGTGTAATGTTATTAGTAAATTTAGGTGTTATCTCAAAGCCAACGAAACGACTAGACGCTGTAATGGTGTCATCTAATCTACCAGCGCCATCTATTAACTGAACATTAGACAATAGTGTTTTAGTTGATTTTTGAATCTTTTTGTTCGTTTGAATCTTATTTCCCAGTGTTGATATTGAAGCATTTATCTTATCAGTTATCCACGCATTCACAGGGCTTGACCATGCCGTTAAAGATGCTGGCAGTGTAGATGTGGCCGCTATTGTTCGGGTCGCTTTGTATGCTATGTTTACACTCTTTGCGAAATCTCCCGTTGCGTAATTTGTCGCGGCTGCGAAATCAGTATAGCTATTGCCGTCGTAATTTGGTGCAATGTAGTAGAGATTCTCATACGTAATTGATGGATGAAAGTCATTGTAATATTGACCCGTGTCTGTACTTGTCAATGTACAATCTGGAAGTGTTGGATCGTCTGTATTTCTGAGCCCTATCGCTCCTACTAATTCCGTTTTTAATGTCGCTATGCTGAACATAAGTAATAATATTTTATAGTTTTATAACCATTTTCGATTGCATATTTCTTTTTCGCGCACAACCTTTGGCCCTGCTTTCTGAAATATCCTACAGCCTTGACGGCCTTTGATAACGATTTGAACCTATGATTCTGCTTTAACTCCTTTTGAGCGATGCAGTTTTCTTTAATCAATACGTCTTTTTCTTTACGTAAATGATATTCTATTCCAGAAGGGTAGACAACTTCACAAATGTAAACGTTCTCATCTTCTTTTTGAAAATAATCAAGCAATCCTCCGAAAGCTATCTCTGGTTCTGAATATACTATTCCCATTTCGCTATTGGACATTTTTCTACTTTTGATCTAATCTTTGCGGGTAGATAACATCCGCATTCTTTACATATTTGCGCCTTATTCATCGCACATTCAGAGCATATCTTGGCACGTTTATATGCCATTGCTTCGGTCTCTTTATCACTCCATACTAAGTGCTTCCAGCCGTCTGCTATTGATTTGAGCTTCTCTGGAATTGTTAATTGTCTACACCCACTACATGCCATTACCTTATTTTTATGTAAAGTTAGTTATTATTTGTTATTTATAATAATTTTAAATAGAGTTTTTTCAAACAAAAATAGGGCGGCCGATTTACCGACCACCCCATTCATATAATAAAAACTACCTTACTTCACTAAGTCAGACTTAAAGATAGGACCAGCATATGTGCCAGTAGCACTATTGTAAGCAGAGTTAAATGAATAATCAAAAGAGAAATGGAAGCTCTCAGTCAATGTAGCCTCATATCCAGTGCCAACATAACCAGTGGCACTTGAACAAGTAGACTGATAAAGTAAACCTGCTTCAATTCCTACACTTGGCAGAGTTTGTACACTCCACTCTTTACCGTCTCCGGAAGTGTGATTCATTACCGCGTCAGGATCTACCCATGATAAGAATGCTAGTGAACCCTGAGGTACAGCATACAATGTATCCCTATACGCAGAACTTGAAATAGTAACACGATTTGAAGACGCAAAGTTATATCCGCCAAATTGAAACACCCTATTCTCAGCATTACTGATGCCCTGTGCGCTGTATTCGCGTACCAAAGCCTGGAAGCGAGGTGAGTGAATTACATTGATTCCTTCACTTGGGAAATCGTTAGCATCCATGATAGCACCTAACTCGTTTAAGAAGATATCATTGTTAGCAGCAGGAACGATCATTGAATTACCCGTCACTGTGTAAGGATTACCATCAGAAGCATTTACAGCCGTTCTGTTAGTGTTCAGATGAGTATATCCAGCAGTATCAAGGGTAGTCAATATTTGACGCTCCATTTGCTTCATCTTGTTATTGAAGTCAGCCTGATAGCTCAAGTGGTTTCCCTTGTATTGAGCGGGAGTCATTGAAAATCCATTTTTATATGTAGTCCATGATGGAGTTACATAAGCAGAAGTGTTGCGCCCTGTTAACGCTGTACATGTACGTTCAGAAGCCTCATTCCATGAAGTTTTACGATTAATAACAGGTATAGAAACAGTGCGCAGTGCGTCGCTTCTATTTGCGATAAGTTCAGCAACGCCGGGGATTAAGTTGTTAGCGTCACTCTTAAATGTTTCAAACGCACCATAATTAGACATCCTTTGCTCCCAGGCGTCTAAGTTAGAGCGTTCATAAGCTAAACGATATTCGTCTAGTCTTGTTGCAGCTAAAGCCATAATAATTTATTTTTTAATGTTAATACTCAGTTTTTAGCTGCATTCTCATTTCAGCTTATCTAAGAGCCGGTAAATGTTTCGTAAACTCTGCATAGTGTTGATTATACTCTTTCGTTCCGTTTCTCATTCCTGCTCCTATGAGGTATTGCGTAACCTCTTCTTGTGATTTTGCCATTGGGTTTGTCACTGTAATTACAACCTTGCCATCTTCGATCTTTTCCTTTGGATTTGGTAATCCGTCTTTCTTATTTTCGACATCCAATATAGAATCTAATTCCTTGGATAGTAATTCTAATGTGGTGGTAGGACCCAATAAGTCATTCAATTCAGGTTTGCCGTCGCTATCCATGTACACTATTTTATCATCTACCATCTTAGCCTTACTTATAAGCTGGCTCTTAATGGTTTTAATAAATGTATCTCTAACAGCGTCAGGAATATCCTTTTTGAACTTCAATCCCACCATAGCCTTATCCATCTCATTGGATAACTTGGTATGACTTTTATCTTTTTCAAATCCGGCCTTTTCCAAACTCCACCCATCTTTTTCTAACTTGTAAGTATCTCTTACTGCCTGAAGCTCCTTTTTCAGTTGCTCATCGCCAGCGTTGTTTTTTAACGCATCTTCAAGCTCCTTAATCTTCACTCTTAACGGTTCGGATTGATTGGAGGCGTCTTTTAGATCAGTGAACTCACGTTTTAGAAAGTCATAAGTCTTTTCGTTTTGATTTCTACTTTTTCCGAATAACTCCTTCATATCATTATCATACTGATCATGAATTGATTTTGTCGTGTTGGAAATCGTTTCGTCAATCTTACTCTTTGCAAAATTTTCAAGGTACGTTTTGTGTTCGTCTTCTGCGAATACTACAAAGTCTGTTGCTTCTCCTGCATCAATCTTTGCTTTTGCTTCTTCTTTGTTCATTCTCGTGGAACATTAAGGTTTATAAAATTTATTTCTGTAGCGTATATATAGTTACTTTTACCGTGTCTGTACTTATACCCGTTACAATGTATCGTAATTGTAAGTACTTCAATGGTGCATAGTATTTGAACGCGTCAGTATCAGCCGATACAGTGGCAGCAGTCTTGCCAGAAACAGTAGCAGCGGCTAATATGGAGTTCCATACTCCGGTGTAAGTGTTTCTCATGTAAGAAACATAAGTAAAGTCTAAGCTGTCAGTCAATACAGCTCCCCATGTAGGAACGAATTGAACGCTTAGATAGTCAAGCTCAGTCATAAGGTTGAGCGTGATAGTGTCTGCGTCTACTCCTTGTAATGTAGTGGAATAGGTGCCTAATACTGGCCTAATTTGTGCGCTTAACATGGCAACAAATATAAGTCCAAATAGAACTGTAAAAAGTTTTTTCATTTTATTCTTCTTTTAATGATTCATACTCGGTTTTCAATGCCTTTAGCTTTTTCAATCCTAACCTGGAATCAAAAGAAATCCCGTTCGCTGTTAAGAACGCTTTTATATCTTCCTTTTCAGACTCATCAACTTCTGGCTCAACCTTTGCGCTTCTAGGATCATGAACGACTTCCATTTCGTGGTATTGGGTTATCCCTTTTAGTCCGAACTTGTCTATAGACGCTTTCATTTTGTCATATTCACGCGGATGAAACATCTGATAGGATAGAACGTCTTTAGTTCTTTGCCCCTCAGGCATTATCTTTGTAAATTGAACGTGTACCAAGTGATTCTCATTCGCCTTGGGTTTGTAATTCGCTGTTCTCATTAGCGTAAATTTTAAATGCTTTGTTAATACTTTCCAGCTTTGCACGGTATGTTATATTTTGACCGAACTGGATTAAATTTCCTTCTTCTCTCTCAAATCTTCTGACAAAGTTTAGTAGATTAGACTTTATAATAAATGCAGTCTTATCTATTCCTCCCTTATCAAAAACTTTTATAACTTCATCCATTGACTTCTCTGGCATCGGGTCAAGGTCTCGAATTATCATAGCCCTTGAACGCCCGCTTTTGTTGTCTCTGAACTTAGTATCTAGTATCGTGGTGGTGATCTCATCTAAGACCACGTCATTAGCTCCTGATTCTTTTGCTTGCTTATAGTCAACATGTAAATCCTCCACTGTCTTTAAAAAAAACTTAGTGCCATAATCTATTGTGCAATCCTCAAATGAATCTCCATATCTTAATTTACATATTGTGCTATCTGCAAATTTTTGTATAATCTCAAAGTTAGCTTTTATCCTAAGTAGCACCGACGTCTGTGACTCATATGAGCCTTCAATCTGCATTTCGTTCTTGGCTGCGTCGTTTCTATTCTCTTGGTCCGTACCAACTACCGACTTAAATATCTTTTGGACTAGTCGAAGCTCTTCTTTAACATGCCAGTCTAATGTATTTACGTCAGGATTAAGGTATCTTGCCGGATTAGACATCATATCGGGCTGCCCCTCTTCAGGTGGATCTATTTTCCAGTGAGTACCCATGCCAAGATCAGACCCACCCTCTGGCTTAGTTCGTGGCTGTTGTGCGTTATCCGTTTGGCTATCGTCATCATAACCACCCTCAAGATCATAGGTAATTAATATAGGATAGGCATTTGCAATATCCAGGTATCGCTTAGAGGCCATATGAAACAGCAACCAATCAAAGTCTGAAAGCTCCTTAGTGATAGGGCATTCTTTGTTTAAGTGGTCTTCTTTGCGTAACCGCTTATTCCAGAACATTCTAGCCGGAGTATAACCCAATCCGTGTGGTATCTCAATAACTAAATCCTTTAATACGCTCTCTTCATAGTTAAATACCCTTATAAACTCACTATCATAAGCATAAAGATAGGATCCACGTTCAAATATTACCCATTGACAGTTATTGTCAGAATCAACACTAATGTCTATAACGTCATTAATATCTATTAGTCTGTTAGTTGGTTCTGGCTTGTCTCCCTTTTGTTCGAACGGAAGCCATGAAACCCATACAGAGTTAATAGCTGTCTGCATTGCCTCGAATCCTTTATCTGCCCAGAATGTATTATCTCTGTATTCCTGCCAGTCTTTATCCAGTTTTGGATCATTAAAATTATATTCAAAGAACGCATCTTGAGAATAAAACACCCTGTTCAATCGCGAATAGATACTTTCTGAAAGCTCTACTGTAGCGATAGGCGTTCTAATCAATTGTTTAATCCTATCTACCTTGCCCGCTTCGAGCAGGATAGGCTTTTCAGAACTAATCCAGTTCGTAAAGTCAATCCAAGCCGGCCCTAAATCAGTCTTTTCCAGTATCGTCTCCGTGTGAAACTTTAGCCTGTTTTCGTGGTTTATTGCTTTTTGAATCTGCTCTCTGCAGGGTCTTGTCTCTACAAGTTTTTTTATCTGCTCGTGTGATAAGGGCATTGTCTTTATATTCATAATCGCAATCTTTGTCAAGTTTCCATCCTTCTTTTACTTTCATCTCCTTTTGAATGTGCAAAATTGCTTCTGCACGTTTGAATGAAACATCCCACCTCTGACTGCCTTGTATTAATGTAATCATAATTAAGCGTTAACCATGTCCAACGCGAATGTGGTGACTGAAGAAATCGCTAAAGTGTCTGACCAGTTGGGAGCAAGACTAAACTTTATCATGTTCTGATCTGGTACATCATACCCGCCTATGCTCTTATCTGAAACATACAGAGTGTTATTTATAATCTGGAATCCACTGAATGTAGATGTAGTGGAATAAATAATCTGATTCGATTCGTTCACAAATAATACGTCGAGTGATTCGCATTCCAGTTGTTTCATTGCGGCTATCACTGTTTGTGCTTCCATGTAGAATACACCGCTGAAAGGCACATTTTGTGATCCTTTGATTATTGCAGCGCCGTCTCTGGTTTCGTTTCCGCCACCGAACTCACGCGCTTCTGAATTAGGAAGTTCCACGTTTCCGATAAATGGTGAGGGTATTGCTTTTGTCGCGTCGGCAGCACTTAACAGTGTGGTCCATGTTCCGACTACCTCAGCGGTTGCTACTGAAGCGATAGTGTTTCCACGTCTCCAGAAAATAAGTTTTTGTATTTGTCCTACGTCGGATCTGCATGGATTCAAGGTTGTGACCGTTGAAGCAATAGCAGTTGGAATGGGACAGCAGATTGTCTTTGCCATATCTATAGATTTTTAAGTTATTCGAACATGTAAAGTTAAGTATAATGATTCTAAATAACAAATCTGTTTGTTTTATACGTTAATAATATTACAGACATAAAAAAACCACACGCCAAATTAATGACGTGTGGTTGTTGCGAGACTGGGACTTGAACCCAGAACCGGAGCTTATGAGACTCCTGAGTTAACCATTTTCTCCATCTCGCAATCTAATCAACTATACTATCAGCGCCATCCCGAACGAATAGCGCCCATTTATTGTCGGCAATATCTACAACGGCCTTCCAGTACTTCTTATAATTAGGATGTGATATGTTGTGAAGAAATACCCACGGAGCCTTAAAGCTAGGTAGTAGCGATGCAGATTTCAAACATAGTTCAATCGCTCTATCTACGTCCCCAAGGTGTGCATAACATGTAGCTAAGATATAAGCAGCGTCAGCATATTCATTCGTATGTGGTGCGATCTTCATGTATCTTTCAAGATAAACAATAGCACGTTCAGGCTGTTGACGATTCAACCACTCACGAGATACGTAATAAAGGCCGCGTGTATTCATTGGTTCTTTCTCCAGGACCTTAGATATAATTCTTAGCGTCCTGTCTTTATCCCGTTCATGATTAGGTGAATAGTTCGCCTTAATGCTAAATGAGCTTTTGAAGATCCTATCATCTGGTATTTGCTCATGTCCTGTCTCAGTTACTATATATGGTAAGTTGTGGAATTCTCCATGCCATTCGATGTTGTCCGTGTTACGAAATACCCTGATCTGGTCGTTCACCTCTGCACCCGTATCAACTGAAAAGAATATAGCGTCATACTTATCCGATAGTTGTGAATCTAAGAACCTCCGTAAATGATCTATGTCCTGCTCGAATATCTCATCACAGTCAATTATCAATAGCCATTCACCTTTACATTTATCTTTAGATACGTTACGAGCCTCCGAGAAGTTATCAGCCCATTTATAACCGCGAAATACTTTGGCGCCCTTCTCTTTGCATATCTTAACTGTTGAGTCTGTTGATCCGGTGTCAACTACCATTATCTCATCGCATCCCTGAATACTGTCTATCATTGTGCCGATCATTTCCTCTTCGTTCTTGGCTATTACTGAGGCCGAAAGTAGTTTGTTATTTGCTGTCATTTACTTATTTATTTATTCGTTTGACTATTGTAAGTATAATTGATCTGTGCGTATATCTTCAATAGACCTTCTTTTACTATCTCTATTCATAATATTTCCTTATCTCCAAATAATTCAAATATAAGCGCCACGATTAAAAACGCAGCTATGAAGGATAGTATTGCTATCATTTTAATTCATTATTCAACTAATTTTATCGTTGTGTTTAATCCTGGGTTGCCGTTCTTAGGCAGCAAAGTGTGTTTCCAAAGTATAACCACCTCTTTATTCATTGCCCCCGATGCGTGTGCCAGTCCCGTATCGTTTGTGATAATCAAATCAGCCTCTCTAATCAATGCTATAGACTTTCTAATGTTATCCAAGTAGTGAGGCATGTGATTGAACCATGTCACCCTATTGAAGTCAGTCGTGGACCCCGTGAATATATCCAAGCCTTGATACATGTAGTCAGTATAATGATGCTGATCAGGTGTTTTCTTGCTCATGTAAACAGAATCTTCATTGCCTGATCCGTACATAAATAGATTGTAATTACCTTCATCTATCTTAATCTCACTGGCCTGATCTATATAAGTGTGTGGCATCTCTGGACTTATATTGTATCTAATAGCTGCATTCATGTAAACAAAGGCCCAATCTGGAAGCCTATTTCTGCCGTCTACCATCCATGATCCGAATAACTCCCTGTTAAATGGCTTCTCATCTAGTATCTCAATGAAATCACAATCGGTAAAGCACTGCCTAACGTGGTCCAACTCGAAATAAACTGGGATAGGACAATCAAAGTAATCTGCCAGTCCCTTAATCGCGGGCGTTAAGTTGATGAAATTACCTAAGCCGAAAAGCTGATGTTGCAATATCCAAATGTCGTCTTTCATAAGTACTTTTCAATAAGTTCAAATAAGAAGTCGTCTGGTAGTAATATCCACCCTGCACCGATTGACTCTGAATAGGCCCTCCATGCCTTGTCGCACTCTGATAGTGTCGCGCTGTAGTTGTTGTCAAACAATACGCTCTGTATTCGTTTACAGTCGTCAATGTAGTCTAGTCGTGTCATTGTTTTTTGTTTGCAAGTTACAAAATAATTCGATTCAATACGCTATAATTGTGTTATTTATAATAAATTTAATTATAGGTGCATCTTTTGGCGTGGTTTCTTAACGTAAAAGATCATAAGCATTAGTAGTGCATCGAAGTGGTCAGGCGAATTACCTAGATACTCCTTCATCTTATCTTTGCCTATCAACTTCTTTTTATTATCGTCAGCATCTATCTTATCCCGCTTAAGACAATTCAATAGTTGTCGCTTTATCTCCTCTTGCTGCAGCTCATTTGCTTCTATTTTAAGTTCTCGCTTGTTAATCATTTCAGCCAGCTTAAACGCACATTGACTCTTTAAATTGTTGAATTCCTTAGATTGAACCGCTTTCGATCCACCGTGAAAGGCTTTGATATTCTTAATATAACTCTCCAGATACGAACCCATGCCGTCAGAGTCAGCAACCACATTAGTATTGCCTATCCTATATTCAATCATAAGTCCCTTTAATATCGTTTCTATATCTTTGCCTGTTGTCTTGGCCTTTTCAGATACTATACGAATAACACCACCATCCATTAATACAGCTATAAACTTGTCGCGTCCCTGCATGGCTAAGTCTGCACTGAGTCGCTTTACTCCATTTCTCATGATGTGATCGTTTGTGAATAGATCATTTACACTATCATAATCTACTAAGGCGCTCGGATCGTCAGAATAGTTCCAGTCTCCCAGCTTTAGTCGTTTGCGGCTTATCTCATCCAATGAATCCAGTACAGACTCATAATGTATCGATAAATATATATTATCACTAAAAAGGGATTGAATGAATTGCTTATCATCTGCCAGAACGCCGTCTATACTTGGCTTATAAAACTGGTCGAATATCCATCCAAGAGTAGGGTTTGTAGTCATTAGCATCTTTGGTACTAATCCGTATTCATCTAACTTGAATCTAATACGAGATTTAACAATATTCTTAGCCTTTAACGTCACCTGGCTTGCTTCGTCTAAGAACGCACCTGTGATCTCAAGAGATCCAAGTTCATCAAAGTCTGGATCTGAAGGATAGAAAAATAAGTCCTTTAAAAGTATCTCTGAACCGTTTACAAATGTTATTGTGTTGGATTGTGCGTTATATCTAAACACATCGGGGGGTATCTTTTGAAGTTTTATAACCTCGAATAGTGATTTTAAGGTAGTCTCTTTTAGGGTCTTCAGCTTTGATCTACCAATTAACCATCTAGTACCAGGATATTTAAAGCAGTTTTTAAGAATCCAATATGCACCCAGTACAGATTTTCCGCCACCGGCACCACCACCGTATAGAATTTCATAAGTAACCTTATCCTCTAGGTAGTCTAAAGCAATGGTCTGCTTATGTGTTAAGTTCATGCTATGTCTGAATTATCATCTGGTATGTAGGTCTTATCCTCTTCCCAGTTTACAGTAAGTGTTTGCTTCGATTCTACTTCGCGCCTTTGTTGCTTTGGTTTGAAGTATTCTAATATCAAAAGATATGCCTTTATAAAATCCTCATCCTCGTAACCGTTCATTACTTCTTTAAACCTATCAGCACCTTCATTAATAATGGACTCACCAAGCTCTTCCCATGCCCTTGTCTTCGCGCTTAATGTTCCTTTTGGCTTACCTGCCGGATTATTTGAAACTCCCTTCTTTGGCATCTTTGATATTCTTTGATATTTTCAAACTATGTCTTTAGTTTTCAAAGTTACGAAATATATTCTAAAAACACAAATTGTCATCGAAGTCATCTGGCATTTCGATAGCGTTGTCCATCTCGTATTTGATTAATCCAGCCATGAAGCATAGAAATACAAACATCACATCTAAGAATGTTGATTTAATCACTGTCACACCTAATATAGTGCAGAGTATTAGCACTATATAGAATAATACTTTTTGAGTCGTTTCTTTTTTCATTACTTTAATTTTATTAGATCAATTATGTTTATACTTTCAAATTCTTCTCTAATCATCGTCCATATTATTTCATGAGCTTTATATGAATCTTCTGTTTCATCTATTGCGTGCTCTGTTCGCTTAGGTAGATTCTGTAATAGTTCCCAAATACACATTGCCATATCCTCAGATTGTACTAATCGCTTGGCTTCCTTCTCGTCTTCTGTTGTTACCTTGAATTTCATATATTTAGGCTTTATTTGTGAAATTTCGTTTACATTTTGCGTTTTACATTTTGCACTTACTTTGATTCGTTATGATACATTTTGATACGATAGACCCCACTTATTAGGGTTTATTCTTTATTTGTTTAGTTCGTTATCGTGCAGTGCATATACATCTATGTTATAGTGCAGTTTGCTCATTGTATTTTATAGGTTTACGGCAAGTGGTACACCAGTCGGTTCCTGTAAATGTAGTGGTTGGTAATAAACATTCGCAAACAGTACTCGTTCCTTCTTTTTCCAAACGCTCCAATTCACTTATAAAAGTCCTGTAACAGCTTGCCTTTGTCCCAAGTCTGGTTAAGGTAATGCAATTTCCCCCTTTCGCAATCAGTTCCATTGCTGTTTTCAATCTTCTTTTGTAATCTAATAATAATCCCATCGCTTGTAAATTTAAAGTTTATATCTCGTATCAAAGTTTTTTCGGTAATCAATCAGCGGTCAAAACATAGATTCAACGTTGTGCGTAATACCCTCCCTATTTTTCTTTTACTTAGTTTCGTGTTTCAAATCAACGGAGGTGGTTAATTGTCGCACAGTTCTTATACTAATTCGTTAGTAACAATTAAAAAAGATGCCTAACACGTTGTATAATTAATTTTTAATTTTTTCCCAACGCTCAAAGAAAAACTCAATCGGCTTATTGTCCTCAACTATCATACTATAATCAAGTGCCATTCTATAATTAGA